GACCTGGATAAAGCAGTCTTTGAGGGCATTGATGAGGATGAGGGATTCTCATATATTGAGAGAGTTCCAGTTTGCATTCTCCATGATGAGAATAAAAAGATTGAGATCATTGAGAAATTCTCCTTTCAATCATCCTATGTGGATGGACAAAGGAATCATTTTATCTTTGAGATTGCTTGTGTCTTTGCTGAGTATGGCATCTCTCAACAATCAACCAGTGAATATCTATGGAATAAGTATGTGAACGGATCACAGGACTTCTCTCATCATGAGCTGGAGAGGACAGTCTCATCAGCATTCAAGAAAGCTCAATTCAATTCAAAGTATTTTGAGGATTCTGATAAGATAAAAAAAACACTTACCAAACTATCTGGAGGGATATCGGATGATGATATCAAGAAGCAACTCAATCTCTCAGATGATGAGCTCAATGATATCAAGAACGATTCAATATCTGCTGATGATGTGTTTTGGGTGATATCCTCCAGTGACAAGATCAGCATTGAGCCATTGAAATATGCACAATTCCTGGTCAAGAATGGATTCCAAAAGTATTATCCAGAGACAGCAGAGAAACCAACCTTTGTCAGAGTGAAAGAGAACAAAGTAAGACTCTCATCAGTGGATCAGATCAAGGATTTTATCCTCTCCTTTCTCATTGAGAAGAATGAATTTGAGGTCTGGAATTTCTGCTCAAAGCATCCATATCTCTTCCAAGAGAATCATCTCAATATGATTGACTCCATCAATCTCAAGATGATACAGGACACCAAAACAGAATCATTCATCCCATTCAAGAATTGTGTTGTCAAGGTCACAAAGGACAGCATCCAACAAATATCATATATCGATGTCAATGGATATATCTGGGAGAATCAAATCATTCCAAGGGACTTTGAAACTGCAATTGATTTTAACAATGATTTCAGAGACTTTGTCTCAAAGGTAAGCAATCAAGATCCCATCAGAATCAAATCACTTGAGTCAACACTTGGATATCTCATCCATACATTCAAGGATAAAACAGATCAGAAAGCAATCATCTTCAATGACCAGGAGATTGATGACAATCCCAATGGAGGGAGTGGAAAGTCATTGATGTTGACAGCTCTTGGATATTTCAGACGAATTGTGAAGATTGATGGCAAGTCATTCAATCCGGCAAAGTCAGACTTCGTATATCAGAGAGTCAACCTTGATTCTCAAATCCTGGCATTCGATGATGTGAAAAGAAACTTTGACTTTGAGCAATTATTCTCAATCATATCAGAGGGGATAACAGTCAACAGAAAGAACAAGGATGAGATATTCATTCCATTCGATAGATCTCCCAAGATAGTCATCACTACCAATTATGTCATTGCTGGATCTGGGAGCTCTCATGATCGGAGGAGACATGAGTTGGAGTTCTATCAATACTTTAATCAAAAGAGGAATCCATTAGTTGAATATGGGAGACTCTTGTTTGATCAGTGGACTCAAGATGATTGGTTGAAGTTTGACAACTACATGATCAAGAATCTCCAGCTGTTCCTTAGGAAAGGACTCACCGAATCCATCTCCATCAATGCAGATGCAAAGAGATTCATTCAGTCAACAACCAAAGACTTCTTTGACTTTGTCACTGATAATCCATTGCATCCAGAGATCACATATTACAATGCTGAATTGCTCAATCAGTTCCAAAATGAATACTCAAGATTCCAGGATCTCAATCCTCAGAGATTCGCATCCTGGTTGAGTAGATATGCCGAATGGAAAGAGTATGAAATTGTGAAAGGGAGAAACTCTTTCAAAGGGAGATATTTTGAATTTAAACCAATAAAACAAGAATGAAACTAACAGATAAAATACAAATCACAAACGAGGATAACATGCAGTTAATGAAACGTTATCCTGATAACCATTTTGACTTAGCAATAGTTGACCCTCCGTATGGTATTGGGATAAGTAAAAATCCAGTAAGACAGAAACACGATAAAAAGGAATGGGATGAGTCAATTCCTGATAATAGTTATTTTTTAGAATTGTTTAGGGTGTCAAAAAACCAAATTGTATGGGGTGGCAATTATATTCCGATACTTTGGGGATATGGTGGCAAGGAGTTTATTTTTTGGAACAAATTAAACCACCACGACAATCGGTCGGACGGCGAACTGGCTTGGACTTCTTTCAATGGTTTGGCTAAATATTTTGAATATATGTGGGATGGAAATAGATATGGAATGAAAGGAAATATTCAAGGCGTAGGAAAACCGACAATAAGAATCCACCCAACAGAAAAACCAGTCGTACTTTACAAATGGCTTCTTGACAAGTACGCAAAACAAGGTGATAAAATTCTTGATACTCACTTAGGCTCAGGCTCAATAGCAATAGCTTGTCACGATTACGGATTTGAACTAACAGCTTGTGAACTTGATACTGAATACTACGATAAAGCAATAAAAAGAATTAGCAATCACATTGCACAACAAAAATTATTTTAAACCAATTAAACAAGAGTCATGATATTTGTATCTGAAAACGACATTGATCTGGTCATCCTGGCCATCCTTTGTGGAGATTATGATGATGCCATCAATCTATTAGAAGAAATTAAAAAAGAAGCACTATGAAACCAGAGAATAAAGCTCTCATGAAAGCAATGGAGCTGGAGGAAAGGACAAGAAAATATCCGAATATGAATCCAGCATATATACCAATCACCAATTGGAATGATAACTCAGCCAACAATCTGACCAAGTGTATTCTCTTTTGGATCAACAATTCTGGTGGTCAAGCTGAGAGGATATCAAATCAAGGCCAATTTAGAATGGGAAACAAGATCCAGAATCCCAATGGCACAACAACTCAACTCCCTGGAAAGTGGACTCCAGGACAAGGGACAAAAGGAACAGCAGATATCTCTGCAACCATCAGAGGGAGGTCAGTCAAGATTGAGGTCAAATATGGTAAGGATAGACAGTCAGATGATCAGAAAAGATATCAACAACAGATTGAGACTGCTGGAGGGATATATATCATTGTGAGAAATATGGATGAATTTATTGAGTGGTTTGATGAGTTTATTCAAAATAAATAATTATATTTGTAGAAATTAAAATTTTAAGATATGGAAAAATCAAACATTTGGAAAAAGCTGGAGAAAGCAAAACTCAATCTCGGCAAGGTAGTGAAGAATTCAAGAAATCCACATTTCAAGAATACTTATGCTGATATCAATGCAATCCTGGAAGCTGTCGAGCCACAGCTCATGGAGGTTGGTTTGTTGCTATTGCAACCAATCAAGAACAATTGTGTGGTGACTCAGATCATTGATGTGGACACTGGAGACTCTGTTGAGTCATCAATGGAGCTCCCAATGATTACTGATCCACAAAAGATGCTTTCAGCAGTGACCTATTATCGAAGAGGGACAATTCAATCTCTCCTCTCACTCCAGGCTGTGGATGATGATGGCAATGTGGCATCTGCATCAACAGTAAAAAAGCAACCAATCTCAGATGATAAATTCAAGAGAGCTCTCAAAGCAATCAAGGATGGATCATATTCCATCAAGCAACTGAGAGAATCCTTTGAACTCACTAAAAGTCAGGAGGAGCAGATATGATATTCAGAGCATCATCATTAGGAAAGATCATGACCAATCCGAGAAGCAAATCGGAGGTATTGTCTGAGACTGCAAAGAGCTATATCAAGGGCCTTGCAAAGCAAAATTTTTATAATTATAAAACAACCATTGACACAAAGCAGATGAGAAAAGGGATTGAATTTGAAGATCAATCCATTGAACTTGTCAACACTGTGATGTTGAAAAATTTCAAAAAGAATGAAGAGAGAAAAACAAGAGGGCATCTCACTGGCCATGCTGATATTGTTACTGACAAATCTATCATTGACATCAAGACATCCTGGAGCTTGGAGACCTTTCCAGCTTTTGAGGAGGATGCTGAAAACAAAGACTATGAATGGCAATTGAGAGCATATATGTATCTCTATGAGAAACCAGTCTCAGCATTGATCTATTGCATGATTGACACTGCAAATGAATATCTCAGTGAATGGGACAATCTGGAGATCCATCGAGTATCTCACATTGAGCCAGAAAAGAGAATCACTCTCATTGAATATATGAGGGATGAGGATCTGGAGCAATTGATGATTGAAAGACTGCATCATGCATCAGAGCTATATGCACAATATATTAACCAATTAAACAACAAGTGATGAAACAAACAGCAGTAGAGTGGTTGGTTGAGCAAATAACTAATGGCACAATGTCAGCAAGAGAAGCTATCCAACAAGCCAAAGAAATGGAATTAGATCAACGAAAAAATGATTACCGAGCAGGTTGGAACGATAACAAGCACAAAGATAAGGCATTGAGCCAAATTGCTGTTAGTAGCTG